TACAAATGCACTTATCGGGCATGACCCCGGCATGTTCGGTTTCATCACCGAGGCGTTTGATGATGTCCCGATGCAGTCCACGCACGAGTCGATTCCAGCGATGGCTGGACGGAACATGCTCCATCGGATTATGAACGACGTGACTGACGCGCTTGAAAGGGAAATACCGACGCGCACACCCGAAAATGTCAGCAAGATGGACATGGACAATTACATCGACGGCTTGGCGGTGTCAGAAGAGCGCAAAGAAGAGTTGATGAAGACCTTTGAGCGGTGGATTACCACCGTCAACAATCCGAGTGACCCGCAGGCGTACCGCCCCGGCACTCCGTTCTCTGGTAAAAAGTCAGATGTGTACTTCTATCAGTTTGCCCCGCGCTTGATTTTGGCAGAAGCCCGAAAGAAGGGGCTTGACGGCGTCATCTTCCCGAACTGGGAAGACATGAAGGATGTGGGTGGCCGTCCGAGTCGAGAAGTTGTGAAAGAAATCTATGATTCACACGTCAAAAAGGGCCTGTCACAGGCTGTAGACAGGCAAGATGTGGTGGAAATACCCACTATCAAGGTCGGGCAAGAAGATTTGCTGCACAAACAGACAGGACGCCCGCACAGGTCCGCTCGTGCTGTGTACTTTGAGGGTGACCGTGTTCGCACACGTCGCTACCGCCCTGAAGACCGCCCGACTCCGGACACACTAACGTACGAAGAGACCCTTGGACCGTTGGGCACGGACTTTGATGACAAGCTCATTCGCCGTGCGAAGGGTGGCCCCGTAGACTTACGACCTAAAAAGCTGGTACACTCCGGCATCGGCGCTATGGCACGACAGGTGATGTGATGGGCAAGCTGAAAAATAAACTCATCGAACAAGAGGACAGAGATCTCGAGGAGCTTCGTAAAAGATACTACGAACCCGGTCCGGGCGAGACTGATTATTCCGAGCAAATGTCGATTGACCAGTTCATCAAGCGTTTTGGGCCGCGTAAAGCCAAGGGTGGCATGGTCAAGGGTTTTAGCCCGATTGCTCGTCCGCAACGATTCAAAGGCGTATTTTAATGGCACTTCCTCCGCAGATGGTTGATATGGCGATGGGAGCCGGTGGTCCGGCGACCGAGATGCCAGAAGAGTTGATGGTCGAACTTCCCGAGGAGAACATGCTCCCTGACGGCATTGAGCTTGCCGGCATGGAAGAGATGGTCGAGGTTCAGGCCGAGATGTACGACCACAACGCAAACCTTGCGGAGGTTCTTGACGATTCTGTTCTTGGCACGTTGTCTTCCGAGCTTCGTGACAAGGTTGACGACGACAAGGAGTCTCGTGAGGATTGGGAAGAGGCGATTGCCAAGGGCTTGAAGCTGCTTGGTGTCAACTATGAAGAGCGCAACGAGCCGTTTCTTGGCGCGAGTGGTGTGCATCACCCGCTGCTGAGTGAGGCTGTCACGCAGTTTCAGGCGCAGGCGTACAAGGAAATGCTGCCTGCTGGCGGTCCTGTGAAGACGCAGGTTATTGGTGCGGCGACTCAGGTTACTGAAGATCAGGCGCAGCGCGTCAAGGACTTCATGAACTACCAGATTACGGAGATCATGGAGGAGTATGACCCGGACACGGATCAGATGCTGTTCTATCTGCCGCTGACGGGTTCCACATTCAAGAAGGTCTACTTCGACGCCGGCAAGCAGCGGGCTGTTTCGAAGTTTGTCCCGGCGGAGGATCTGATCGTTCCGTACTCGGCGAGTGATTTGAACACTGCCGAGCGTGTCACACATGTAGTACGTATGACCGAAAACGAGCTTCGCAAGCTACAGGTCGCTGGCGTGTATCGGGACATTGAGCTTCAAGCAGGAGACGAGGACGATGAAAGCTCGATTAGACAAACTGGTAACGAGTTGCAGGGTGTCCGTCCATCATATGGTGACGATGTTCACACACTACTTGAAATTCATACAGAGATCGATCTGGAGGGCTTCGAGGATGTTGGACCCGATGGTGAGCCTACGGGCGTTAAACTACCTTACATTGTCACTGTGGATGAAGATTCAGGACAGGTTCTCTCGGTGGTTCGAAACTATCGACAGGCGGACGCACTTCGCAGAAAGCGACAGTACTTTACTCATTTTAAGTTTCTGCCTGGGTTTGGCTTTTATGGCTTTGGCCTGCTTCATACTATAGGTGGACTGTCTCGTGCAGCGACTTCTATCCTCCGTCAGCTTATCGATGCAGGCACTCTTTCGAATCTGCCTGCTGGTTTCAAGGCTCGTGGTGTTCGTATTCGCAATGACGATGAGCCGCTTGCTCCTGGCGAGTTCCGTGATATTGATGCTCCCGGTGGTGACCTTCGGAATGCTCTTATGCCCCTTCCATACAAGGAACCTTCTGGGACACTTGCTCAATTACTGGGCGTTATCGTCGATTCAGGAAGACGTTTTGCCCAAGTCGCCGACGCAAAGATCGCGGACACTAACGCACAAGCTCCCGTCGGAACCACAGTTGCACTGATCGAGCAGGGATCGAAGATCATCTCTTCGATCCACAAGCGTTTGCACTATGGGCAAAAGCACGAGTTTCGTCTTCTGGCCGAAGTGTTCGCAGACAATCCGATGCCGTATCCGTATTTTGTCGGGCAGAACATCCCGCCGGAGATCATGCAGCAGGACTTCGATGGTCGTGTGGACATCTTGCCTGTGTCGGATCCGTCGATCTTCTCGATGTCGCAGCGCCTGTCGCTGGCACAAACGCAGATGCAGTTGGCATCTCAAGCTCCGCAGCTTCATAATGAGTATGAAGCGTATCGGCGCATGTACGATGCACTGGATGTGAAGAACATCGACGCTATCTTGCCGCCTCCGCAACCGCCGCAGCCTATTGATCCGGCGACGGAGAACGCAAACGCTGTGAAGGGCATGCCGCTTCAGGCGTTTCCGGATCAGGATCACGAAGCGCATATCATGACACATGCAATGTTCTTGTCTTCGCAGGTTGGCGCCGCCAATCCGCAGGCGTTCATGCTGCTGCTGTCCCACGTTCAGGAGCACATTGGTATGCTGGCACGTGATCAGGTTATGGCGTTCTTCCAAGAAGCTGCCAAGCAAGCCATGGCCGCAGGTGAAATGGTGCCGCAGATTGCACCTGACCTTATCGAGTCAACCGTGGCGCAGCAGACCAGTCAGATCATGCGAGAGATCATGCCGATCCTCCAGCCGGCACAGCAGCAGGATCCGCTGGTGGCTATCCGCCAGCAGGAACTGGAAAACTCGCAGATGGAAGTTCAGCGCAAGATGATGAACGACCAGATGGACTTCCAGATTGATCAGGCCAAGTTGCAGCAGGCTTACGAATTGGCACAGCAGCGTCAGGCGCTACAGTCGGACATTGCTGACGCACGGAACGATGTCAACGTATACCGCATCAACACTCAGGCTGCACTGTCGAGGAACCAATGATTCAAGCACTGATTGGACCTATTGCCTCTCTGGCTGGTACATGGCTCGAAGGTAAGGTTGAGAAGACCAAGGCTGAAACAGGAGCGAAAGTTGCGAAAGCTAAGGCGGAAGCTACGATTATGGAAAAAAAGGCTACGGGCGAGATCGATTGGGATCTGGAAATGGCTCGTGGCAGTCAGTCGTCTTGGAAAGACGAGTGGCTGACAATCTTGTTTTCTATACCGCTGGTTCTGGCTTTTGTGCCGGGGATGGAGGAAATCGTTGCCAACGGATTCGCGCAGCTTGAAGCAATGCCGCAGTGGTACCAGTATTCCCTTGGTGTTATTGTTGCTGCTTCTTTTGGTGTACGCAGTGCTACCAGACTATTTGGTAAGAAGTGATGATTATGTGGGACATGCACAACCGCACCACACAAGAACAAGCGAGGATCAATCGTGGCCGAAGTAACAATGGAAAGATTTTTGCGGTGGAAGATACTGCCGCGTCTGATGATGGTAATGATGTCGGTCTCGGCGTGGAGAGTGGTGGAATGGTTCATGACCCTGCCGGATCCGACACCAGCACAGGCGGGACTCGTGAGTGTAGTCACGGGGGCCATGACCGGTGCATTTGCGGTATGGCTGGGGCACGAGAAGGAGACTAAGCGATGAGGAGACCCGGATCAATGGACTTCATCGGCGGATTCCAACAGCCGCTTAGTCCGCAGCCTATGAGCGTAAGCATTTTTGGTGGTGGGATGCCGGGTGGTGG